GGTATCTCCTATGAACGAGAAATAACCTGTATAGTTATCTGCCCATATATCACCAAGAAATTTATTAGTATTACCTTTTTGTAAAATATCTAAAGTCATGGTTGTACCATCCAAATCCAATGGTGTCATATTAGAAGCACCAGCTGTTGCATCAGCACCACCTATGATGTTACCGCTACCGTTAACTTGTTCTATGTCTAGATTAGATGTAGCACCTGACTGATCTATAAATATTTCGTTGTCAGCTGCATAGAGGGGTGTTGCTATTAAAAGCAACGATATTAGTAGTTTATTCATTCTCACTTCTTTGCTCCCAATACCCTAGTTCTAAGCCTTCGAGTATTGTTTCTAAGACTGCTGTTTCCACAGCTGTCTGTAATGCTATATTTACAGATTCATTTTCTACTATACCGCTCTCAATTTCAACTAATTCAGTGTTATTACTATAGAACTTAAAAACGTCTTGTGATACAGAAGCACTCAAAACACTTTTGGTAACTAAAATTTCTATTAAAACCTTACCTGTAAGAACAGAAATTGTTCGCAATGACACAGTAATACTGTCTTGTCTGTACTCTTTGGATGCTCCAATTCCAAGATACCTAGCTCCAGCTCCACCAGACTTTACATTTGTTTCATATCCTATGACTCCCCCTTCCATAAGTAGCCCAGCAAAAAGCAAAGGTTTAAGTTGTTGTTTTTCATCAAACTTCTCTCTAGCAGAACGAATTATTTGTCTCTCTTTTGTAAGATGATCTAGTCCTTTGCGTTCTACTACGTCAAAAAAGTTGGAGTGTTTAAGAGCTCTGATTAGATAGGCATCAGGAGAAGATGTTATAGCTGTGCTAAAACTGGCATACCGACTGTTAGATCTACGTTGGCCTGTGTCGTCTTGAAAGCTTGTTGAGTAAACTGCGACAATAGGTTTCCTAACAGGAGGGTCTAATTCTTTAAGTGCTGTAACTAGAAGAGAGCTTACTTTTGCAGGTTCAACATCTCGTAGTGGTGGCACACCATTGTCTAAGGGATCTACAAGTAATGCACAACTAGAAAGTAAAAGAACCGAGAGGTACGGTAATCTCTGTAGTATTGCCTTCTTCATCTGTAATTATTAGTGTTACTTTGTCGTCTTCTACCCTATATTCTATGGTATTTCCTTCTAATTCTAAAACACCAAAGTCAGATGCAGTTTCACCAAATAAGCTATCTACCAACTGCCTCGACAGCTGAGCATAGATGCGCGATTCTAAATTCCGAATAAATCTAGCTAAGGTTGTGTTGTCAGCCTCTCTTTCTAAATCTTCTACGTAAGCTTTAATTTCTTCACGTATAGCCTCTTTCCTATTGAACTCTTGATTCTCTATGGTTAAGTAATGACTTGATGTACCGACTCCTGAAAAACTAGGGTTCTTAAATTCGTGTGTCATTTCATCAGCACTAAGTGTCAAGGAGAGCAATACAACATTAGCAAGACCTAATAGACAGATTATAAGTAATGCTTTTTGTTTCTCTCTATCCATTAATCTTTCCGTTGATCGTCACGATCTGCTTTTGCAATTTTGTTGCTATCTATCAATTGTGGTACACCAAGTATTGTTTTTATAAGTGTATCTTGTCTAATAATCTCATTGTCTAAACTTCTTATTCTATCTATAAGAGCCACTAAAATGCCATGTTGCGAGTCTAGTTTTGTGCCGAGGCGTTCTTCCATCTGTGAGATTTGATCTGCCACCTTATCGTCTAGCACATCTAATTTAGTTTCCATACCGTCTATTATTCTATTTATAAGTTTCCAAATAAAAATACCTAGTCCTAGAGCAGCAGCTATAGGGAACCCAACTTCTGCTATAAATAAAGTAATATCTTCCATAAATCAATTATACAGTTATTGAAACCAACTGCGAACTTCTCCTAATATTTCATTACTAATCTTGACCTTACTCAATAAGTTTTTAAGTATTTGTTCGTCAACAGTGCCTTGTGATACTAAATCTACGTAAGTGCAGCTGTGCTCCTGACCAATCCTGTGTATGCGGTCCTCTGCTTGCACTCTAAGTTCTAGGTCATAGGAGTTGGAATAAAATATCATAGTGCTGGCTTCTGTTAATGTGATACCTCTGCCACCTGTCTGTGGGTTAGATACAAAATACCTAAGTTCACTGTCAGGATCTTGGAATTTTTCTATAATCCTTTGTCGTTCGTCTTGTGGTGTCTTGCCATAATAAGATGCTACAGAACCCTGACCAAACTTTTCAGTAATCGCTCGTTCTAGTTCTTGTATATCTGTTTGAAAGACTGCAAAGATAACAACTTTACCAGACGTTTCTTCTAATAGATCCAACACCGCTTGCACTCTGTTGTTCTTTAATATAATTGTTTCCCCCTCTTCATTACGTAAACTGCCTGCTACTACCTGTTGTAGTCTCATTAACTGAGTCAGTACATTCATAGTAGAAAACAATTCATCTTCTAATATCATAAGAGCTTCGCGTTTCATTGTGCCGTACGCTTTGTTCTGTTCGTCGGTTAGTTCTACGTGTCTTCTTACATAGACTTTTGCAGGAAGGTCCAGACATTCATCTTTAATCTTTCGTATAGAAAAGTCCCTGATCGATTGTTGTAGCTCCTCTAATTTTTGAAACCCGACTATCTGTTGAAAGGCATGTCGTCCCATTTGTCTGCGTTGCGTAATTGCGTACCTAGCTTGAAAGGCGTAGAAACTACTGAACCCCAAAAGATTTGGAGATAAAAAATAACATTGCGAGTACAAATCAAGTGGTGCTTTGGTTATTGGAAAGCCTGTAAGTATTCTTCTGTAGTCTGCTAGTGGTGCTAACTTAATAAGATGTTGTGTACGTTTAGCTTTTGGATTCTTTATAGTAGTCGATTCATCTACGGCCATCATCACATCATGCGTGACCATAAACTCTTCTACAAATTTACATGCCTTGACTGTAGCAAAAGCTTCTACATTAACTAGAAAGATATTTAATGTGCCGTCGCTAGGTTCGTTAACCATCTTCTTAAAATCATGTAGCCATTTTTGTGTGTGGTTTGGTTGCCACACCAATACGTTACGTTCTATGCGATCAGGTAAATGTTTGTTAACTTCGTTGATGTCCCAGTTTCGTAAATTACCTTTCGGCGACACAATTAACAGTCCTGATATTTTACCTTCTTCAAATAAAATACCTGCGTTGTCTAGTAAGATTTTAGATTTGCCTAGCCCCATTTCCAAAAACAATGCAAATAGGTTACGATGGTAACTTTCTTGGAGAGTTTCTAATTGATGTTGGTAGGGTTCACTCTTGAATTCGTAATTTGTTATTTCCATAAGTTCCGTCCTTTATTCTTCGTTATATATTTGAACACGTCTTAAAGTGTTGCAATATATTATATAGATGATATGATGCATTGGCAACTTTGAGTTGATAACGAAATAAAGAAGGAGTAAGAAATGACAAGTATCAAAGATCTCTTCGAAGAGAGCACCACAAAAGCAGTAGAGGAAATATCAGAAGACTCTATCAAAGACCTCAGTGAATTATGCCAGAAGCTTTTAAGAGTAGAAGCTGAGGTAGGCAACACAGAAGAAAGACTAAAGCGACTGAAAGACCAGCAAAGGGAACTATCAGAGCAACTCATACCCGACAGGCTTACACAACTAGGTGTATCAGACCTTAAATTAAATGACGGTTCACGCATATCAGCGGAACCTTTTTACAGTGCCAGAATATCTGCTGCAAATGTAGAAGATGCACACAACTGGCTCAGAGATAATGGACATGGAGATATTATCAAAAACACAATGACCCTTTCGTTTGGTCAAGGTGAAGATAATCTCGCAAAAGAATTGGTTGTATCGTTAACTAAACAAGGGTTTATACCTGAGGAAAAGGAAGCGGTACACCCAAGCACCCTGAAAGCATTTGTTAAAGAACAAATAGAATCAGGAAATAACTCGTTTGACCAAGATATACAGAAGAAGTTTTCTGTGTATCAAGGCAAGCGCACTAAAATAAATCGTTGAACGAAGAAAGAAGGAGTAAAAAATGGCAACGAAGAAAAATGGAGAGGGGACATCCTTAACGTCCCTATTTGAAAACATCGAAGAAAAAGG